TCACTTCTCGTCGTTTGATATTGCAAAGACCGCCGCCAGCTGATCCGACCACGGCAGGTCAGAAGCCGTGACCAGCTCGTTGAGCGAGAGCGACGGCGGGGTGCGGTGTATGAGCAGCTTCTCCAGCACGTCAGGGGCGAGATAAGCCAACCGCATTGTACGGCCCACATATTGATCGCTAACACGGTCGGCCTTGGCTATGTCTGCGATCGTAGAAGCTTCGCCACGCTCAAGCTTACGCCGCCAGTTCCAGGCGCGAGCTATAGCGCGCAACACATGCGCATCCTGCGCCCGCGCTTCGGCGGGTCCGTGGTCAGCCGGCGGCAGGATCTTCGGGCGGCCGTTCTTCCTGCGAACAGTGAGGGGGATGACCACGCGGATGGTGTTTTCGGTCATGCTGCGTCCCTTTCCTTCTGCGGCGCCAACATCTGTCTCGCCAGTGATTTGAGGCCGTCATGGCGCAGATCAATGGCAATCCCTGCCACGCCGACTGTGACACGCGCCACCAGCAACTGGACGATGCGCGCCTGCTCAGCCGGGAACAGCGAGGCCCAGAGCGTATCGAAATCGCCAAGCGCGGCAATAACCGTCTTGTCGTCGATGTCCGGCATGTCAGATTTCAGGGCGGCAAGTGCCCGCGCCCTCACTTCAGGCGTGGCGATCATGCGGCGGATTTCGCCGACAACTGCATCCTCAACCATGGCGGCAGGAAGTCGCTGCGGTCCGGCGGCATCGGTGGGGCGGTTTCGGATCAGGTCCATCGAGGTGTAGTAACGATAGAGCTTGCTGCCCTTCTTCGTGGCTGTCGGCGTCATGGCAGCGCCGCTGTCAGTAAAAATCAGCCCCTTCAGCATCGCGGGCGTCTGGTTTCTTGACGCGGCGGCGCGTAGCCGAGGGCTGGTTTTCAGGATGGAGTGGACCGCCTCCCATAGCTCGCGATCAATGATCGCCTCATGCTCACCCGGGTAGCTCGTCCCTTTGTGGACGGCCTCGCCGATATAGACGCGATTGTTGATCAGCTTATAGAGAAAGCCCTTGTCGATCAGCTTGCCACGCTTGTTGACGACACCCTCGGCCGCCAGCGCCTTCGCCAGCCTGGTGGCCGAACCGGTGGCCACAAAGCGCTCGAAGATCATCCTGACCGTTTTGGCCTCTTCTTCATTGATCACCAGTTTCCGGTCGCGGACATCATAGCCAAGCGGGACGTAGCCACCCATCCACATGCCCTTCTTGCGCGAGGCCGCAAATTTGTCGCGAATGCGCTCGCCGATCACATCGCGCTCGAATTGCGCAAAGGACAGCAGGATGTTGAGCGTCAGACGTCCCATCGACGTCGTGGTGTTGAAGGACTGGGTGACGGAGACGAACGTCACCTGATTGCGTTCAAAAATCTCGACCAGCTTGGAAAAGTCCATCAGCGATCGTGACAGCCGGTCGATCTTGTAGACCACGATCACATCGATCAGACCCGCCTCGACGTCCTGAATGAGGCGCTTCAGGCCGGGGCGCTCCAGCGTGCCGCCGGAGAAGCCGCCATCATCGTAGCGTTCGCGAATGGTGGCCCAGCCTTCCGCCTTCTGGCTCGTCACGAAGGCCTCGCAAGCCTCGCGCTGGGCGTCGAGGCTGTTGAACTCCATGTCGAGCCCTTCCTCGCTCGACTTGCGGGTATAGATGGCGCAGCGCTGGCGGCGCGGCATGATAGCGACGGCTTCCTGATGACGGCTCATCGGTCGTCCCTCCGCGCCTCGCGCAAGCCGAAGAAGCGGTAGCCGTTCCACTGCGTGCCGGTGATCGCCCGCGCCACCGCCGAGAGCGACTTGAACTTGCGCCCCTGCCAGTCGAAGCCGTCCTTCATCACAGTGACGGTGTGCTCTACCCCGTCCCATTCACGCACGAGGCGGGTTCCGACCACGGGGTTGCGGGGATCCGCGATGACCGTCTTGCGCTTGGCCCGGCCTTCGATTTCGTCAGCCAGCAAGTCCAGCGTCCGCCGCGTCTCGCGGGTCAGGCCGCCGAGGGTCAGTTCCTGGACCCGGTAGCCGAGCCTCAGCTCGAGGTAACTGCGGCTGTTGTTCGGAGCGGGTGTACCGAAGAGGCTTTCCCACTTCGCCTTCAGCTCGACCACCGTCATTCGCTTCAGCGCTGCAAGCTGCGTGACCACGCTCGCTTCCGCCGCACCGCGGTCGCCCGGTTGCCATGGCGCAGCGTCAG